ACAAAAGATAGAACAATCTGTGTCTAAAAAAGAATACGACTATGCCTGTAACAAAGAACCTCTTTGTTCAAACTGCAATCGTCGAGAATGTTTTAGAAGAAAGTTTGGCAAAGGCGAAACAGATTTAGATGTTGCACCAACAGGACTAGAAAAGTATGGATCAGAACCACCGTTGTGGTTTTTATCCTTGGATGGTGTTGACAAACCATTGGAGTTGGAGACAGAGGATTTGCAAAACCAAATACGTTTTCAAAGACGTTGTATGGAGCAGTTAAGTATCATGCCAAAGATAATACCTGTGCCGAGATGGACAGAAAAGATCAGCACGATTTTAAGCAACGCAACATCAACACCGATCAAAGGTGTTAGCAACACAGAGCAGTTTATTGAGTATCTTAAAGAATGGTGCACCAGCAAAGGTGCAGCAGAAACAAAAGAAGAGATAACCCTCGGTAAGCCATGGCTGAATCGTGAGGCCAACCAAGATCGCAAACATCACTTCTTACTAAAAGATCTTGAAGAGTTTTTGCAGAAGAAAAAGTTTACGGTGTTTCAAAGAAACAAAATGGTTCGCATCATTGAACAAGAACTAAAAGGCACAAAGAAAACACTTCGTGTGTCAAAACCAGACGGCGATGCATTTTTAAAAGTGTGGGTCATACCAGAGTTTGTTGATGACATGGAGGGCGTAGAAGTTGCAATACCTGACATGAAAGAGAAAGAATCCTACTAGTGGCAGAGATTGTTAAACTACTCGGTCCACCTGGAACAGGAAAAACAACAACTCTCCTTGAGTACGTAGAAAAAGAAATGGAGAGTGTACCGATAGAAAACATAGGGTATTTTTCTTTTACACGTAAAGCAGCAAATGAGGCAAGAGACAGGGCAATAAAAAAATTTAATTTAGATAAAAAAAGTTTTAAGTGGTTTTCAACACTGCATTCTTGTGGTTATCATTCTATCAACCAAGAGGGGCGAACGGTTATGGGCAAGCCTCAGTTCAAATCGTTTGGTGACAAGATTGGACTAAAAGCAAAACTTTTAGTCGACACCGAAACAGGCATGTCAGATAATATTTATTTAAATCATCACAACCTAGCTAGAGCACGAGGCATATCGTTAGAAGAGCATTATCGAAAATATGTAGATACAACGATGGTTGACTGGAAATATCTCGAACATGTGTCAACGGCTTACGAGGAGTTTAAACAAGTCAATCGTTATATTGACTACACGGACATGTTGTACGAAGCAGTCAATGATAACTTGTTGCCCGCTCTTGAGGTTGTGTTTATCGATGAGGCACAAGACTTGACACCGTTGCAGTGGGCGATGGTCGAACATTTTTCATCGACAGCAAAAAGATTGTATCTAGCAGGTGACGATGACCAAGCCATATACAGGTGGCTTGGTGCAGATGTTGAAAGATTTATAGAGTATCCTGGAACAAAAATAGTTTTACCTCAATCGTATCGAGTCAAAAAGAAAGTACAAAATTTTGCGCAACAAATAATTACAGTCACTAAAAATAGAATACAAAAAGAATGGGAGTCACAAGAAGAAGAGGGTGTTTTAAAATATCATCAAAACATACAAAGCGTTGACCTGAGCACAGGCAATTGGTTGCTGCTAGGCAGAGACAGATATGTTTTAAATAATCTTGAACAAGAATGTCGTAATCAAGGGCTATGGTACGAGAAGCAAGAGCATAAAAATATTGTGCGCCCAATATCACAAAGAATGTTTGATGCTGTGATTGGTTGGAGCGATTTGATGAAAGGCGAGATGATTGACAAGAAAACAATTAAAAAAGTTTTTTTCTACAAGAAAGTTTCAGACAAATACGAAGAAGAGTTAGACATGATGAACGATAAACATCTTTACGATCTTGACACACTAACAATACTCTTTGGTCCTTTTAGTGTGGGTGAGTGGCACAAAGCATTAGACAAAATTAATTTACAAGATCGAGCGTACTTGCTACGTCTTGCTATGGGTAACGAAGACATCACAAAACACCCAAGAATAAAAATATCAACAATTCATGCAGCAAAAGGCGGAGAATGTGATAATGTATTATTAACAACAGACATGAACATAAAGACATATCAATCATATCAGAAAGACTCTGACGACGAACAACGCGTTTTCTATGTTGGTGCAACCAGAGCAAAGGAGGAACTGCATGTGTTGTTACCACAAACAACAATGCATTTTAAGTTAGCGTTATGAAAAAGAAACACGATCCTGTAAACTTTCCATCACACTACAATCAAGGCGACATTGGTTGCATCGATGCAATAAAAGCATGTCAAGGAGATGGATTTAAATTTTACCTGCAAGGCTCAGCCATAAAATATATTTGGCGTCACGAGCACAAAGGCAAACCCATAGAAGATTTAGACAAAGCCATTTGGTTTTTAAACAAACTTAAGGAACAGTATGAATAAATTTGTATACAACGCGCCCACCGAGTGGACGCCGAAAGAACATTTTCCTGACTTGTCAAAAGAAAAACTGATCGCAATTGACTTAGAAACATGCGACACACAACTAACAACACATGGTTCTGGATGGGCGACAGGCAATGGTTATGTAACCGGCATCGCTGTAGCCACAGCTGATTGGGAGGGCTACTATCCTATTGCACACAACGGTGGCAATCTTGATAAGACAAAGGTTATCAGATGGTTCAAGACTGTTGCTAAACTAGATTGTGATAAAGTTTTTCACAATGCATCGTATGATTTAGGCTGGCTTAAAAGTCTAGGCATAACGGTCAACGGTAAGATACACGACACAATGATATCAAGCGCTTTGCTTGATGAGAACAGATATTCCTACACACTAAACAGTTTAGCCAAAGATAAGCTCGGTCGAACAAAGAACGAAGACTTATTGATCGCAGCCGCCAAAGAGTTTGGTGTTGATCCTAAAAAAGAGATGTACAAGTTGCCCTCGATGCATGTTGGAGAGTATGCAGAATACGATGCACGGCTAACGTACGATCTGTATCTGCTCAACAAAGAACAGATCGATAAGCAAGAACTACAAGACATTTACGACTTGGAAACCAGGTTGCAACCTTGTTTGATTGACATGCGTTTACAGGGCGTGCGCGTAGATCTGGAGCAGGCAGACATTGCAAAGAAAGAGTTGTCAGCAAAAGAAAAACAACTGATGGCTGAAATAAAAAAGATATGTGGTCTTGATGTAGAAATATGGGCAGCTGCGTCGATTGCACAGGCTTTTGATAAGCTCGGAATCAAGTATCCACGAACACCAAAGACAGAAGCGCCTAGTTTTACCAAAAACTTTTTATCAAATCACGAGCATGATATTGCAAAGAAGATTGTTGAAGCCAGAGAGATAAACAAAGCGAACACAACATTTATTGATACGATTCTTAAGCACCAACACAAAGGCAGAATACACTCTGAGATTCACCAGATGCGCAGTGATGACGGTGGCACAGTCACTGGACGATTTAGTTATAGCAATCCTAACCTGCAACAAATACCATCGCGTAACAAAAAAATTAAAAAACTTATTCGTAGTTTGTTTATACCTGAAGACGGTATGCAGTGGGGCACATTCGATTATTCACAGCAAGAGCCGCGTTTGATCGTGCATTATGCATATTCAGATGGACTCGATGTACGATCAATTGTTAACGGCTACCGGTCAGGTGAAGCAGACTTCCATGAGATGGTTGCAGAGATTGCACAGATCTCAAGACGACAAGCAAAGACGATTAATCTTGGCATGATGTACGGCATGGGTAAAGGCAAACTGATGAACGAACTCGGTATTGACAAAGAAGAGGCAGAAGAGATCGTATCTATTTATCAAAACAAAGTGCCGTTTGTAAAACAGTTGACATACAATGTGATGGACAAAGCATCGGCACGAGGTGAGATCAAAACACTTCTTGGCAGACACTGTCGCTTTCCATTCTTTGAGCCGCGTAAGTTTGGTGAGAAAGGTTTTTACAAAACAAAAGAAGAAGCAATCGATGCGTTGGGCCATGGTAATTACAAACGCGCTGGAACGTACAAGGCATTAAACAAATTAATTCAAGGCTCTGCAGCTGATCAAACAAAGAAAGCAATGGTGGACTTGTATGAGGAAGATGGTATCATACCTCACATACAAGTGCATGACGAACTAAACATATCTGTTGAAAACAAAGGCGAGGCACTCAGTATAAAAAAGAAAATGGAGGACTGCGTAGAATTATT